GACAAGGTACACCACACCCACAATGTATGCCAGATGAATACAAAGAACAAGATGGTTTCTTCTCTCCAGAAGTTGCTTCTGTTAGAGCATACAGAAAGTATTATGTAAATGATAAGAAAGATATAGCTAAGTGGGAGAAGAGTAGACCTATGCCTGATTGGTATGCTGAATGGATGATAATAAAGAATAAAAAGATAGCAGATGAGAAGGTACACTTAGATGCATATGATGGATAATAAACTTGACATATATATTAAACTAATGTAAGGTACGAACATGAATAAAAACTTTGTAATAGCTTTTATATCTCAAGATAAAGATATAATAATAGAACCATTAGCTAAATTTAATGGAGATACTATGTATTTTAATAAGGAAAGTGAAGCAAGAGAATATATAAGTAGACTTTATACTACCAGTAGTATTGAGAACATGGATTTTGATGATGGACTTTCAATAATAAGAGTACAATAAAGGAAATATAATGAATAAATCACATATAAATAAAGAGTTATATAATCTACCTAAGAATGCTACCTTTCAAGTTAATGTAGTACTAGAATGGATTAAACATAATCAAGAAGTATCTAAGTCTATGGCTAGAGAGATACGTATGAATACAAAAGGAGCAATAGCTCAAAGGTCTATGCGTGATGGGTATGTAAAAGACATGCGACATTATCTACGTACTGGAGATTGGATTAGTATTTTTTATGGAAAAGATATGCAAAATAAAACTAAGTATAAAGTAGTTGCATATGGTGATGGGATATGGTATGACTAATACAGAGAAAGAAATATTACGTAAAAATGTAAAAGAATTACAAATACAATTACGTGATGCACATATAAGAATAAAAGAATTAAATATAAAGATAGATGATTTACGTAAGAGATTAGGAATAGAAAAAGAATATACAACAGCATCAGGTTGGGCTATGCCAGTAGAGAATCCAGATGCTATGCATATAAAGGAAGATAAAGATGAGTAAGACTGGCTTTACTGATTGGTTACATAAAGAAATAAAATTACAATTACAACAAAGGAAAATAATAATGGCTAAACTTTTAAAAGAACAACAACATGGTGCTATAATAATAGACCAAGCACAAAAGAAATTAATACTTGATTTGTTTAATGCAGGTAGAGAATTTAGTGATGACTATAAAGAAAGTGGTATTAAATATATGAGAGTATGGACTATAGAACAACTAATGGATTTAATAGATGATATGAAAGATGCATTTGGTATAGTAGTTGCAAACTCACCACATACTGATGATGATGGAGAGATAATGCCAGCTCATTGGTCTGACCACGTATGGTCTGATGACCCTAGAGCATGGAAAAGAAAGGACTAACATGGCTAAGAATTTATGGGATAAAGAGTACAACAGAGTGTATAGAGAACTTGTTCGTGATTATCTTGATGATGGATATGATTTAGCTGAAGCAAAATATAATGCTAAGAAAGATGCTAAAGAAGTAATGCAAGACCAACTTGACTTTGTTGAAGAATTATATGATAATACTTTAAACGATTTGGATTAATGATATGGATAAACAATGGTTAGATAGAGGAGCATGTCCTAAGTGTGGCTCTAGTGATGGTAATGTAAACCATTCAGAAGGTTATAGTCATTGCTTTGTTTGTGATACACATTTTGGAGAGAGCATGGAAGCAGAAAAAGTAATACCAATGAGAACAGAAAGTGTTATGAAAACTGTTGGTACTTTAGGTGCGTTAAGTGAACGCAGTATTCTTAAAGAAACAGCACAGAAATATAACACAGATGTTAAAGTTAATGGCAACATGAACACACACCACATCTATAAATACTTTGATGAAGGTGGTAACAACATAGCTAATAAGATACGTGACGTACCTAGTAAGAACATGTGGACTGAAGGTAACATGACTAATGCAGGATTGTTTGGTCAGAATATCTTTGCACCTAAAGGAAAGTATATTACTATTACTGAAGGTGAGGTAGATGCTATGTCTGCATATGAATTACTTGGTAGTAAGTGGGCATGTGTATCTATTAAAACTGGTGCAGGTTCTGCATTACGTGATTGTAAAAAAGCATTTGAATATCTTGATAGCTTTGACCAAATAGTTATATCATTTGATATGGACAAACAAGGAAGAGATGCAAGTGAAAAAGTAGCACAACTCTTCTCACCTAATAAGTGTAAGATTATGCACATGGAACATAAAGATGCTAATGAATATCTAAAGATGAATAAACGTGAGCAGTTCTCCAGAGCCTGGTGGAATGCACAGCCTTATACTCCTGCAGGTATAGTGAACTTAAAAGATTTAAAGTCTACTTTGTTTGAAGAAGAGTATTGTGAGACTGTGTTATTCCCTTGGGCTAAACTTAATGAGAAGACTTATGGTATGCGTACTGGTGAGTTGATTACATTGACATCAGGTGCAGGTATGGGTAAGAGTTCTATCATGCGTGAGTTGATGCATCATATGTTAAAGAATACAAATGATAATGTAGGCATACTTGCATTAGAAGAAAGCACAAAGAACACAGCATTTAATATTATGTCTGTTGAAGCTAATGCACGATTGTATATTAATGAGATACGTAAGAAGTATAGCCAAGAAGAATTAGATACATGGTTTGATAATACTATGGGTAGTGGTAGGTTCTTTGCCTTTGACCATTTTGGTTCTACATCTAATGATGAAATACTTTCAAGGGTTAGGTTCATGGCACAAGCATTGGATTGCAAGTGGATATTCCTAGACCATCTATCTATTCTAGTATCAGGTCAGGAAGAAGGAGACGAGAGAAAGTCTATTGATGTATTGATGACTAAGTTACGTTCATTAGTAGAACAGACAGGTGTAGGATTACTATTAGTATCCCATCTACGTAGACCTGCAGGTGATGCAGGACATGAGAATGGTAAAGAGATTACTCTCTCACATCTACGTGGCTCTGCATCTATAGCTCATCTATCTGATAGTGTGATAGGATTAGAACGTAATCAACAAGCAGAGGATGACGTAGCTTCTAACACTACTACTATACGTATTCTAAAGAATAGATATACTGGTGAGACAGGTATAGCTACACATCTTTATTATGATAAAGAGACTGGTCGTATGAAAGAGATTGACAATCCTTATGAGGTAGAAGATAATAACAGAGAGGAGATATCATTCTAATGTGGAAACATTATTGTCGTGAGGAACAAGAAGAGTTAGAAGTAGGTGATGGTGAAGAGTGTAATTGGTGTGGACTAGATGCTGAAGTTGTTACCATAGATGGTTTTGATGATGCTATTATAGGAATAGCAGAACAATATACAAAAAAACCTTTACATATATATTCATATAGTGTAATATGTAAGATACTAAGAGAACGAGATGGTATGTCTTGGGAAGAAGCAGATGAATATGCTCAATATAATATCACTAATGTATGGGTAGGTGATAGAACTCCCATGATATTATATAATGAGTATTGGGAAGATTGGAAAACAAATGAGAGCAATAGTTGATATAGAAACAGACAGCTTGGATGCAACTAAGGTTCATTGTATTGTGGCTAAAGATATAGACTCAGGCAGGGTTTACCCTTTCCCTCCTGATAAAGTACATGAGTTTAAGTCTTGGTCGCTAGGTGTCAAACAATTTATTATGCACAATGGTTTATCTTTTGATGCACCTGTGTGTAATAGATTGTTGGGTACTAACATTAAACCTAGTCAGATAATAGATACACTTATACTATCACAGTTGTTTAATCCTATACGTGATGGTCATGGGTTAGGAGCATGGGGAGAAAGATTAGGTTATCCTAAAGGTGATGTTGATACGTTTGAAGTATATACACCACACATGTTAGACTACTGTAAACAAGATGTTAATATAACACATAAGCTATTCAATATATTACAGAAAGAAGGTAAAGGTTTTTCTCGTTCTTCTATTAGACTAGAGCATGAGGTAAGAGTTATTATAGACCAACAAGAACGTAATGGATTTGCTATTGATATGCAGAAAGCTATGAGTCTATTTAACTTATTGAAAGATGAAGCAGATAACCTAGAGAAATGGTCAGTAGAAAACTTTGATCCTACTGTAGTAGAGTTAAAGACTAAAACAAAATACATACCTTTTAATATAGGCTCACGACAACAGATAGCAGATAGACTAATAAAATTAGGATGGAAACCTAAACAACATACAGATAAAGGTAATATAATTATTAATGAAACTGTATTAGATACAATAAACTTACCTGAAGCTAGAAAGTTTTCAAGGTTCTTTCTTCTACAGAAACGTATAGCACAGATTAAGTCATGGATAAAAGCATGTGATGACAAGGATGGTAGAGTACATGGTAGAGTAATGACTCTTAAAACTATCACAGGTCGTATGTCTCACAACTCTCCTAACATGGCACAGATACCTGCAGTTCGTTCTCCATATGGAAAAGAGTGTAGAGATTGTTGGACAGTAAGCAATCCTTACACTCATTCTATAGTAGGAACTGATGCAAGTGGACTAGAGTTAAGATGTTTGGCTCACCTTATGAATGATACTACATTTACAGACATACTGTTGACAGGTGATATCCATACACACAACATGAAGATGGCAGGATTAACTGACAGAGACCAGGCAAAGACATTCATATATGCTTTTATGTATGGTGCAGGTGCTTCTAAGATAGGTCAGATAGTAGGTGCAGGTGCTAAAGAAGGACAACAATTAATTAATAAGTTCTTATCTAGTATGCCAGCATTAAAAAGAGTACGTGATGCTGTAGTAAAAGCATCAGCTAGAGGAAAGATTAAAGGTATTGATGGCAGACAGTTATATATACGTAGTGCACATAGTGCATTGAATACTTTATTACAAGGAGCAGGAGCAGTTGTTTGTAAGCTATGGCTAATCAATATTGTTAAACGTGTTAACAGAACAAGTGTTGATGCTAAACTTGTAGCTAGTATCCATGATGAGTATCAGTTTGAAGTTCTAACTAAAGATGTAAATAAGTTTGGACAGATAACTAAAGATGCTATGAAAGATACAGAGAGACAGCTACAGATGAAGTGTCCTCTTGATAGTGAATGGAAAGTAGGAAAGACATGGGCACAGACACATTAGTAAAAGAATTTAAAGGAAGAAAAGACCATGCTGATTATATTAAGCGAGGTATAAAAGTAGAGAATGAATTTATACAGTCAGCTAAATCACATGGTTATGCAGTTAAGATAGCTAGTGAAGAAGAAAATATAAATAAACATATAGATTTATATCTTACATATGAAGGATACACAATTAGTGTAGATGTAAAAGCTAGAAGAACTGGAAACAAACAAAGAGTTTTTGATGACTCGTGGATTGTAGTTGAGTTTTTAAATACAATGGGTAATAAAGGTTGGCTGTATGGCGACTGTGATTACTTTGTGTTTGAAAGAGAGCATGACTATGTAGTGTGTGAAGCAAAAGAGTTAGTAGAATTAACTGACAAAGTTGTAGATAAAGACACTAGAGTAGAAAGTTATAGGGATGCTGAGTACAAAACATGGGGTAGAAAACATCAAGGAAAACAAGACCTTATCTCAAGAATAGAGATGAGTTTAATACTTAACTTAAATAAAACATTTATTATGAAAAAAACTCTTGACAATAATGTTAAGGCATGTCATAATTCTGTTATTAATAATAATAAAAAGGAGATACACATGAGTGTACTAAAAGGAACAGCACATTGGGCATCAATAATTAGCCCTAACACTACGTTTGATTCAGATGGAGTATGGTCTATAGACGTAGGTAACTTAGACGAGAAGAATGTTAACGTAGCTAAAGAATCTGGATTAGCTATAAAGAATAAAGGAGATGATCGCAATAACTTTGTTACTGTTAAAAGAAAAGTTAAACGTAAAGATGGTAGCATGAATAAAAAACCTGAAGTAGTTGATGCTGCTAAGAAAAGTATTGCTGATACACTTATTGGTAATGGTTCAGAAGTAAATGTACTCTACAGTACATATGAGTGGGAGTTCAAAGGTCGTTCTGGAATCGCTGCTGACTTGCGTGCTATACAGGTAACTAACTTAATACCTTATAATGTAAACGCTGATGCAGACGAAGCTTTTGAAGTTGTTCCTGATGGATTTGTAACTGAAAATTCAGATGAGGAATTATCTTTCGCTTCTTAACCAACCATGAAAGGATGGAGAGATGCTACTGAACGAGTGTCTCTCCATTATTTATTATGAAAACAATAGATACTTTAGTACAAGATATATATAATTTATTCGAGCCTGAAAAAGATTTAGAATTAAGCGAGGAAGAATTAGATAAACATTTAGACTCTTTTACATCTAGTATTAAAGAGACTATGAAGAATATTCTTAATGAAAAACCTATGGAGAGACGCAACCTAAGACTGTCTGCTATAGGTAAACCTGCTAGACAATTATGGTATGATAAAAATACTACAGAGGAACTAAAACCTTTAGCTTCTAATGTACGTATTAAGTTTTTATATGGTCATTTATTAGAAGACTTACTTATTTTATTGTCACGTATAGCAGGACATGAGGTAACTGATTTACAAAAAACAGTTCATGTTAATGGAATAAAAGGACATCAAGACTGTGTTATAGATGGTGTGTTAGTTGATTGTAAGAGTGCATCAGGTAGAAGTTTTGAGAAGTTCGCTAATAATAAACTGCATGAGGATGATCCTTTTGGTTACATAGCACAGATATCTGCTTATGCTGAAGGTAATGGAGTAGACGAAGCTGCTTTTCTTGTTATAGATAAACAACATGGAAACTTATGTTTAACTCCTGTTCACTCATTGGAAATGATTAATGCTAAAGAAAGAATTGAATATCTTAAAGGAGCTATGGATAAAACTATTCCACCAGACAGGTGTTATAGTGATATACCTGATGGGCTTAGTGGTAATCGTAAGCTTGCTATTGGTTGCTTGTATTGTGCACATAAGCGTAGCTGTTGGAGTGATGCTAATCAAGGTCAAGGGTTACGTGCTTTTAACTATGCAAAAAATACTAGATACCTTACACAAGTAAGTAAACAACCTAATGT